TATAATTTTTCCCCTTGTAGAATTTAATGGCGATCTCATTGAGTTGAATGGAAAAAATCCGAGTGGACATCCGTTGACAGTCACGATTAATGGAATAGTTAACTGTATATGTATACGCTATTGTTATCTCAAGTTGAATCCAAAGAGAGAAGTGGATTCTTTTAGAGATAACGTTAAGCTCATTACATATGGTGATGACAATGGTATGGGAGTATCAGAAGATGTTCCCTGGTTTAATCACACAAAAGTATCTAGAGTTATGCTTGACCTGGGAATGACCTATACTATGGCGGACAAAAATAGTGAATCTATACCTTATATACACATTAGTGATGGTGATTTTTTAAAGCGCAAGTGGCGCTATTGCGAAGACACATTTTCGATGGTGTGTCCTTTGAGACAAGATTCTATCACAAAATCTCTCATGATAGGATTAAAATCGAAGAATATAAGTGAGAGAGAACACGCGGCAAGCGTGATTTATTCTGCTCACTTAGAATTTTTCTGGCATGGAAGAGAAACTTTTGAAACTTGGAGTGAATTATTACAATCATTTATCGATGATTTTCACTTGGGTCAGTATATGCCAGGAGAATTAAAGACTTGGGAGCAATTAGTACAAGATTACCATGATAGATCCAACACTTATTTAGCGTTACAAGTCGGAGAAGAGACTCGATCATGTCGTCATTGTGGTTTGCAGAAATCAGTATCACTTTTCTCACAATGTGGTCACTGTAAACTTGTAGACCAATGTATGACTTGTCATGAGTTGACAGATGATATACTGTTAAATATATCACCTCCTCTGTGGTTTTGTAGAGATTGCGATTATACATTTTTTTGGGATTTTCACCAAAGATCCTTTATAAGAGGATTATTGTATAATGCTTACCAAGCAAAACTACAACAAGAAGGTAATCTTGATCTGCCATTAGATGGGTTCGATCATACCAGCATAGTGGAGTGTGCAAGGTTACTGGTTTGGGACGGACGTTTTTACGTCAGCATGCCCAGTGCACAAAATGATCAAGTGGTAGATGGATTAGATCCTCCATCTACACTCACTTTGCAAGGATCACAAAATACAAATAATGAAAATAATACAAGAGTGGCCGGGGCAGCTCAAAATGGCCCCGCTTCATCAGCAACTGCTGATGTCGTAAGAAATATGACACCTGCCAATGAAACGGTAGATTATACATCTTCACAGACAGTTACCTTTACGGAAACCGAGCCTGGTGAGGTTATGGAATTTTTATCAACTGAGGAGAATACGAGTTTCATTGATAGGCAACCAAACTTAGAGTTAAATAAATTCTTTGAGCGTCCTACTTTAATTAAGACGTTATCGTAGGG